CCTCCGTTTTGGCCGTTCTGAGCTGGTTTTTGATTGTTGCCTCTCTGTTGGTCGCCTGCATTATTTTGGAGCGGCTGTGAGGCTGTTTGAGGGCTTGCTTTTGGTTTTCCGCGCATGTCTGGATCGACTTCGCCCATGTCAATGCTGAATTTCTCGAAAAGGTAGTATTTTATTGCATAGGTCCACGCGCTGCCTTTAGCTTTTGCAGGATCGTCATTCCATGCGATCGCATGAGTCTGAGCCTCGTCAACGTCGTCCTCGTTGTCTGCATTGGTCCATTGAATTGTCAGATCGGACTCATACAAAAACATGAGGCCGCCGTGCTGCATGTTCATGGTTTTAATTTGGGCGTTTTCTTCTCGGATCACGTCGAAGTTGACGCCGAGCTCATTCATGGTCGGAGTAATAGCGCGCCATACGTCGTCAATCTTTGCGAATTTATAGGGAACCTCCTCGCTGTGTTGTTCCTTTTCAATTCGAGGGATTTGACGGCGCAGCTCGATGAATTTCTCCTGCAGGCTCATTACCTCGATCGGTTTGTCCCGCCGCGTCTGGAATGAGACAACCGGCGAGCCCGCCTGCGTTTCTGTCTTTTTTTCTTCTGGCATTTGGTTTCTCCTCCTTATGCCGCCGCACTCAGGCGGCGGGATTTATACAATTTACTGGATAATGAAGCAGACCGGCACGCGGAGCCCGTTGCTCGCGCCGTTCCAGTTGACCGAGCCGCCGTGGCCGTTCACACCCACGCAGTAAGTAGAGGAGCCGCTCGCCACGGACGCCAGCCAGTACCAATCAGGAGAGCCGCCTTTCTTGTCGCATTTGATACGGTTGCGGCGGTCTTTGTAGTATTCGATCTGTGGGTATGTGTCGTCGCCAGAATAGCAGCAGTTTCCGAACATTTCCGACTCGGTAGGTAAAAAGAGACGGCAGCGGAATGTCTCGCCGTTTTCCTGAGTTCTCTCAACCTCAGCAATAACAGCGCGAAGCTCCTCCGGCAAATTGTTGAATACGGTCTCGTTGAGGTGTTTCTTGACGTCAGAAGCGGAGAAGCCGCCGGCGTTGCGATTATTTTCGTTGTATGGAACCTCTGCCTGCAGGCAGTCTTTACTCTCAAAACGAGCCCAGCCGTCGCCCATGTCTACAATAACGAGATCCATTTCCTCGCCGTCGAGCGTCTGCTCTGTTACAATGTCGCCGACTCTGAGGCCGCTTTCGTTGTTTCTGATTTTCTGGGCCAATTCTTCCCAGTTGATTGCTTTTTCTGTGGTTACGATCTGTGTTAATGTTGCCATGATGTGATCCTCCTATTTATTTTTTAATCTCCGCATAAAAGCGGTGGTTGTTAATGGTTAATACATAGCGCTGCGACTCGTGGAAGTCGCTCGACACTCTGTCCGGGTTGTAAAAATATTTGATCGGCTCCGTGGTTGCTATGAGTCCGAAGTCAAAGACATAAGTCACGGCCAGAAGGGCCTCGTCAGTAGGTTCCGGCCTGCTTTTCGCGTAAGAGTAGCGGACTGCTGCCTCTGGCGGCCTGATCCCGTCGTCCTCGCTGGCCTGCAGCAAGCATTGACAAATTGCAATTTTTCCGGCCAGAGGTTCGCCTGCTGCCTCTGCGGTGACTATTTGGGCCACCTCATAGCGCTCGGCGTCTGTTAGTGGGTACCTAACCTCAAAACCAGCCTCAGCGGCCCACGCATTTGCAAGACTCTCCATGTCAATGAGCTGCGGCTCACCGTCTGCCGTCATATATATGGCAAAATATCCGGTTTCCGGTGCCTCCGTTGGGGTAGTGGTTGTTTCTTCGGTTTGTCCCGCTGCCTGAGTTTCTGCCTCTGTGTCTCCGGTTCTTGTTGCGATAAATAGCACAACAAAAACCAAAAGCAACAGAGCAACAACCGCGAGAGCTCTGCGCATGTATAAAATGCGGAGCCTTCTCGAGTTTTTCCACTTTCTTTTTTTGCGCTTTCGTGCTATAATTTGTCTGTGATCTTCGTGTTTTGGGACGGACTCAGGCGAGAGCGCCGTCTCCTTCTTCGCGGTCACTGGGGCTGGACGTTCTGGGCGTCTGGCCCTTTTAATTTCTTCAACATTCTGCATTTTTCTGTATGCCTCCTTTTGGCTCGTAGTTTCTAAGCTCGCAGAGCGCGATCGTGAAGTCTGAAAAAGCGAGTTGTTTCACTAAGTCAGCCACCAACAAGGCGCGGTACCAGCCGGAGCGGTACGTCTCGGCGTCCTCGGGTTGTGTTTCTATTGCGCGCTTGAGCTTTTTGTCTGCATAGGACTCGGCCCTCTGCATTTCATTCTCTGGGACAGTCTGGCCCAGCAATTCAAAAACCGCCTCGCGGCTGTATTCGTCGCTCATTTGGTGCCTCCTATTTATCTTTCTTATTTCCTCCGTTTTTGGCGTTGTAGCTGAGAATTACCAGCGTTACGCAAATAATAATTGTAATAATTACGCCGTCGCTCATTGCGCGGATCCTCCTTCCTTTAAGTCTGGCAGCCTGCAGCCGAGCTTGTACGACTGCGGCAAGTATGTGAGCTGGTTCAATTTCCGGCCGGTGACTCCGTATCTCGGGTTGTAGCCTATTAAGTCGATGTAGTCCTCCAGATCGTCCCGCTCCGCGGCCATTGCTTTTGTTACCTCGTAAAGTGCGAGCACGTCGTCGATCGCTCTGTGGCTGTTTTGTACGCTCCCGGTGAGGCCGTAGTGCTCAATAGCAGCCTCCAACTTGTGAGGATATGCTGCGCGGTCCTTGTATACCGTCAGAGAGTCCAAAGCTCGCAATTTTGGAGCTTTCGGAACCATGCCGCAGCGTTTGAACATTTCCAGAGTGAAAAGCAGGTCAAATTGTATATTGTGAGCCACCAGCAGCACCTCGCTGTCGCTGTGGATCATGTTGCAGAATACCCTGCAGGCTTCTTTATACGGGATCCCGCGCTGTGCGAGCATGTCGTCGGTGATGTGTGTCAATTCGACGATCTTCTCCGGTATCTTTTCGCCCTCTGGCAATTTGCAGAAGGTGTCAATTTTGAGCTCTATGCCTTTTTCTGTTACCAGAGCGGCCGCCAGCTCGATGATCTGATCCTTTTCAGGATCGAGGCCGGTCGTCTCTGTATCGAAAAATATAATTTTCTTAAATCGCCGCAGTAATGCCTTCACGCTCCAGCACCTCCTTCGCAACGAATAGCTTTTCGGTGGCCGGCACGGTCTTATTTTGGTTCATGGTGCGGCTCACAGTATGGATCCAAACCGGTGCAAAATCTTCCGGCGCTTCCTGCTCACTCACGAGCACAATATTGTCACGGCTCCAGAGTCTTGCAATGTTCCAGAGTTCTGAGTGGTCGAATGGTTCGACGCTTTTGTATTGCTTCGTGTTGGCGTATGGTGGATCCAGATATATGACGCAGCGCTCCGGCTTCCATGCGCGGTAGTCTTTATGTAAGAAAAGCACACCTTCCAGATCTTTGCGCTGGGCCTCAATGTTTCGGCGTCCTTCGTCCTGATAATCTCGGAGCCCTCCGGTTGTTTGTGTCTTTCCCGAAAAGCCGCCGTCGAAAAATCGGCCATTATATGAGGCCACAAAACCAACATAGCCGACATACCACTCAGGATATGCGTCACGGTTTGCTCGTACTGCTGCGTATTCTTCGCGCTCTATGTAGCCCGGCAATTCGCCGCCGCTTTGAACGTGTTGCAGTAGGGCGATCAGGTATTTATTGCAATCGCTCGCAATGCGCTGGGGTGCCTCGATCTTGTCGATGATGTTGCAGCCTCCGCAGAATGGCTCGAGATATGTCTCGAAGCCGCTGCGGTTGATCTGGTCCTGAATAATTGGCACTATGTAGCGAGCGACTTTTGTCTTGCTTCCCATGTATTTCATGTAGCTGCTGCCTCCTTTCTGAGTTCTCTTTGTTTTTTCCAGTTTTCGTAGTCAGCCCGGACGGCAGGATCCTCAAAAATTGCGGCCATGCCGTGAAGTATTGCCCGACATAGAGCGTCGCTCTCGTTGGGCGGTATAGCCTCGAGGTTGACGTTGAGCTTTTCCGGGGTTCTGGTACCCACTATTTTGAGAGTTTTCATTGCTATAAGTTCGCTCCTTCCTCTGTGTTGTCTCACACACCGGGCAAATATAGCCTT